CCACATACGATATCACTGGAAATGCAGTGGTACGTAATGAAAAACAAAGCCTATCAAACGCATTGCGACCGCGAGCAGATAATTCATGACCACACCCGACACCTCCTCATTCTTTTACGACGGCCAAATTCGTCGCTTTATAAGCCAGTTTATACGCATGGTTTCAAATTTTGAAGTGCAGTTTGGCAACAATACCCTACAGCGTGTTCCGGTCATATACGGTGACCAAAGTCGTCAAGCAGCGCAGATTTTGCGCAACAACAGCGCCAGTGCCCTGAACACTGTACCAGCCATGGCTGTGTATGTGGGAGGCTTGGCCTACGATCAATCTCGGTTGCGCGATCCCACTCTGGTGCAGACGGTAAATATTCGCGAGCGTGAATTTGATAATATCACCGGCACGTACACTCAAAATCAGGGTGATGCCTACAGTATCGAACGGTTAATGCCAGTGCCATATAAATTGACCCTAAAATTGGACGTCTGGACCAGTAATACTGAAACAAAATTTCAATTGATAGAGCAGCTGAGCCAATTGTTTAATCCGTCATTGGAAATTCAGAGTACCGACAATTATGTAGACTGGGGCAGCCTAAGTTATGCCACGCTGACTGATACCAATTGGAGCAGCCGCTCGGTGCCTGTCAGTAATGAGGAACCCATTGACATCGCCACTATGACTTTTGAATTGCCCATATGGATCAGCAGCGGCGCCAAAGTCAAGAAACTGGGTGTTATACAGTCGGTCATCAACAGTATGGACAATCTCTATAACGGACAATGGGCCAACGACGCAGCTCTGGGACTACAGGTATTGACCCCATTAGATTATGCCGTGGTATTGTCCAGCGTATCCAATACCTATCAATTGAAATTGCTGCCAGGCAATGAAGTCAGCAGCATCAGTGATGGAGTGGCCATCACCGGGCATTATGCTTGGTCAACATTGTTAAATCTTTATGGAAGATTTGTCAGTGGCAGCAGCCTCATTAGTTTTCGCCAGAGTAATGGATCCGAGCTAGTGGGCACTATCAGCAATTTCCCCAATGATCCATATACCCTGATATTCACACCATTTGCTGATACTATACCAGTAAACACTATTCCGGCGGTCAATGCCATCATTGACCCGACCAACGTCAATGTCAACAGCTACCTGTTGTCACCGGCAGTGGGCACACGGTATCTACTGACTGCTGATGTCGGCAGTTTCAACAATACCCAGGGGGCCTTGGCCTGGCGAGGCTCCGATTACATTGATCTGGTGGCCCATGCCAATGACATTGTGCAATACGATGGTCAGCACTGGGACGTGGTATTTGACAGTCAGACAGTGGATCAGTTAAACTATGTAACAAATATAACAACTGGACTCCAGTACGAATGGAATAATCATCAATGGAAAAAAAGTTTCGACGCCGTGTATCCCGGCGGGCGGTGGAGTCTGGGCCTCTAGTATCGGCTGGTGCATTGATCTATTGCTCGGCATCAAAACGATATCTTTGGCTATTACGCAATGGGCACAGTCATGACGGTACCTGGGGATTGGCCGGCGGCAAAATTGAAGCTGCGGAAACCACTGTGGTTGGCCTATATCGTGAAATCTACGAAGAGACTGGGCACGACCTATCCACCAATAAAATCGTACCAGTGGAGAAATTCACCAGTGACAGTGGGCATTTTACCTATCATACATTTGTGATTGTCACTGACAGTGAGTTTGTACCTCAATTGAATAGTGAGCACCGTGGTTATTGTTGGGTACCGCTGTCCGATTATCCGAGACCGTTACATCCTGGAGTCTGGCGAACTGTGAATTTTCACAATATCATGAATAAAATAAAGACCCTAGAGTCTGTGTTAGATATCGACTTCGACAACGAAATCACGCCAGTCGATCTGTCGTAGATTCAGCTGATATTTCCAGATGTCTGGCATGTAATATGTGCGGGTGGGCATGACTCTTACAAAATCCACATCGCTATAGGTGTCCATGACCAATTTAAGACTTAATATAGTAAATGCTTCAGTGTTGGGGTCCATATGGCTGGGATATCCTGGGGTACCGGCATATACATTATACCAACTGTTATCCTCACCGCTATAACCGTCATATCCCATCAAATAGACAGTCTTGTGTCCATCAAAACAAGCCAAATATGCCGCTATGGCTCCAGAATCCCAGTGTGGATTCTGTGGAGTCAGATAAAATTTACCGGGATAATTGAGAACCGAATCTTGTGTGCTGTAGACTATTTGATTATCACTGTACCCACTCTGTGCTATTTCATTAGCCATGGTAGGTCCAACACACACTAAAAAATCCGGAGTAAAATCACGATACAAGGCATTACAGCCATAAGTCTGTACTGCATTTACACCAAACAATCCGGCGCGATGATTGGCCAATAGACTGAATAAGTCGGGGTATAGATCCTGACGGCTGATGCCATTGCCGATGACCACAGCCCGATTGCTGATCTGAAGATTGGTAACTGCATTGGGAACATATTCAGGAGTTGTGTTCCATTGGCCTGATTGCCACACCAGATCACGAATGATGTTTTCGCCCTGATAATCTCGTCGATATAATTTTTTAATCTGTTGCATTTCCGATTCTCACTGTGTTGTTTATGCTATAAGAGATTGAGTTAGGGCTATTAGATTGATATCTGTCAGAGACGACGATGGCCCAAATGCCACAGTGTACCGACCTGTGGTACTGATGTTGCCCGACGATATATTACCAGAATACGTGGTCAAGTATGCAGCAGTGTTGGCGTTGGCATTGGTTGTAATGCTGGCTATTGCTGTGTTGGTTCTAGTCTGATATGCGCCGAGATTAGCTGATACATCGCCGGTATTGGTAATATACAATGATCCACCTACCCCTACGCCGCCAGTGACAATCACTGCGCCAGTTAGAGTACTGGTACTGACAGTGGCATTACTGAAAACTGTCTGTGATACTGTACTTACATTTGATATGACAAATGAGCCCAACTGGCGTGTCCAGGCATTATTCGCGATGGAATACACATAAGTTATATTATTAACTGTTGCTGTCTGACCGTCAATGGGACTTGCTGGAAAAGCCATAGTATGCCTTTGTTATCCAGTATTTATCATTATTTGTTGGATTATGTCAGGCTTAATAAGTGACCAACGACCCCTGAGGTGGGACAAAATTGGCGGTATATCGTGAAACACCAGCGGTCAATCGTATGTCGTCCATGTAACCGCCATAGAAACTGGCGGCTGTACCGGCGGTGGCTCCGATTCGTAAATTTTGATCACTTAGGGTAGCTGTAAATCCATTGGAACCAGTGCTGGGTTTCGTCCCGTTTATGTATAATGTCACTGTTCCAGCCACATTGACCAGGGCAAGGTGCGTCCAGACCCCGGCCGATAGTGCCGTACTCGATGTAAATAGTGTGGCATTGTTTACTATCACAGTGGGGTAACCGGTCGTACTGATGTAGAATGCCAATCCAGTGGTAGACGCTGTCGACGAACGAGTGTCAATCAAGTATTGAGTGACATTGACCGCTGTGGGGTTCACCCATAACTCAATGGTCCAGGCATTGGTATACGTCCCAAAAACTATCGGAGCCGGAGGTGAAATTCCGGTCAGATATCCAGTGGTGCCATTGAAATTTATGCTGCCGGTACCGTATTTGTAGACTGCGGTGGATATGCTGACCCCAGTGCTGGATGTCTGCAGGGTATATTCCTGTGTTACATCCTGTATGCCGGCATTGGTGCCGGTAATTTGAAAAACAGTATTGGCATCTGTGGCCAATGGAGCTGTGGGCACTGTGATATTTGATCCGGATGTGTTATAACGAGCAATATTAGAAAATCTATAGTCCGCAAACCAACCTACCTCACGCACCGACGGTTGACCAGCAATTCCATTTACCAATGTATTCCATTGCCAGGTCCCAGTAAATGTAAAACTGGTTTTATAAATTCCGTTTACCCAGACATATGCAGTAGTTCCAGATCGCTGCATGGTCATCCAGAACCACTGATTTAGTGGCACTGTATAACCCCAACTGTGAAAACTGCCATCATACGACTGCAAAATCAATCCGCCAGTGGACTGCACTAACGAAAAGGCGGATGACGTTGCAAAAAAGGCCAAATTATCTGTTTCAGAAGTCAAATATGCCCAGCCCTCAAACGTAAAATTTGTCGTCGATGTATATGATTGTGTATTAGATGTTGTTATATACGCACCGCCAGGTGTATAAAACGATCCACCATTGGTGGCGGTGGTATAACCACTGGTGGGTAGAAATGGCGAAAAGTTTGATATTTTTGGAGAACCGGTGACTGTTATGGCAAATGCATTGGGTGATGTATCAATGAATCGAGACGATGCACAGGCCAATAACGAAGTCCCAGTGATTGCCGAAAGCGGAGCAGTAGTTGGTGTAAAATTGCTGGTGTAGACTGCTGTGCCCACCACCACACGCAAATTAGAAATATAAGAGCTACCGGATGTAACACCACCATAACCAGTACCAATTTCGTATGTGGTAGCTGTTGTGGTATACCCGGTTCCTGATGCTACTGATACTCCATTGAGATATATAGTGGAGGTTGTGCCGTTTCGTACTAGTGCAATGTGATACCATTGGCCAGGAGTTATCAGGCCTGAAGCTGAGGTCAGTATATACCCTTGCGAATACAGTCGAAGAATTCCAGTCGTGACTTCAATATAAAAAATAAAACTGCCGGCAGAGTCGCTGGTGCCTAGGGAAAAAATACAGTTGTTGACCGACAGGCTGGTGGAATTCACCCAGGCTTCAATAGTGTAATTTCCAGTACTCAATGATGTTGCACCGGTGATTGTAAGATAATTCCCAGTGGTGAAATATGTGCTGTCTGCGCTGCTATATGGGCTGGGTGTACCAGTGGTGAACCCAGTGTTGGTAAAGGGAAAACCATTGCCAGATGCATCAGTGATCGTATTGTTAGTGGCGCCATTGCTGGAATTTTCCCCGTTTACCAATAGTGTCACATAATCATAATATGGGTCCGGAGTTACAGTATAAACCACTGGCCACTGGCTAGCACCGGAATTCTCCTGTGCATCAACCATGCTCCACATGCCGGATGCCGCTGTGCTGGTGGAAGAAGTTTTGGGACCAATGACCCCAGCATTGCTTCGTCTCATATTAGCTTATGATCTCGTAGGATGATGATATATATGCCACACTGTTACTGCTGGCATTGCCACGAAGCGAATCACCTTCGATTAAATAAAATGCTGTGTCCTTGCCTGAAACCACCAGGGTTGAGTTGGCTGGTACTGATATACCGCCAGCCATTAAGTAGCCTGATCCAGACCTAAAAACGTCCACATTGGCTGATATAGTGGCACTGGAATAGTTGGTGACCAGAACTGTATTGATCTTGACCACCGTGTTGCTGCCTATTGAGTTTATTGCAATGTTGGACATGACGTTTGAAGCGGTTAGGTAACCACTGGTTGCCATGATATTTGCCACATTGACTATATTTGGTGCTGCCATACTATCCTCCGAATACCATAGCCATTGCTATGGCTTTGCCTGTTGATGCCGATTGGGCGTTGTAGGCCACACCATTGGCCCAAAATAATCCTGACGTTGTGGTAATATTACCCACAGTGGCAGTACCACTAATACCGGCGCCGCCCACAACTACCAGGGCGCCAGTGGTGGTCGACGTCGATGCAGCGGCCGAATTAGCTATCAAATTGCTACCAAATGTAGCCTGGCCAGCCACATAACCGCCAGTGTATGTCCCACCTGAACTAAATGCCGCACCATTGGACCAATAGACACCATTGGTGGTGATCACATTGGCCACTGTGATTGTGGTAGTCAGATTGGCCTGGGCCACTGAAGGTCCTTCGGTATCCAACCAATAGCTGCTGACAGTGTCGTATGTGTAGGTATAGATTACATTGCTGGTGGTGTTGAACCAGATGTCACCATTGTGTGGACTGGCGGGCGCAGTGCCACTGGCTGTGTATGTGATTCCAGTGCCGGTACCAGAGCCACTGGAAAATACTGTGCCATTGGCCCAGAAAAATCCATTGGCTGAAATATTACCCACAGTGATATTAGCGTAGCTGGTGGCGGCAATATTGGTATTGGTAGCACCGGATGCTGACGTGTAAGCAGCCACCAGACTTTGTGCTGATTCTGACCAATAGAGCGCCACATTGCTGACTAGACCATTGGCACGGTTAAATATGAATCCCACATCCACGTTGGCCAGACCAGATCCCTGGTGCAGGACCGTGATGGGGTCCATGAAATACTCAATATTGGTATCAAGGTCCCAGATTTTGGGTCTAGTTAATGCCATTGTTGATCCTGGTTATTGGGTATTTATGCGGTCGAGTGCCTGTGCTCGGTACAGGATAGTTAAAAATATCTGGGGCCGGCTAACTAATCACCAGGTTACCCCATTTGGAGCCGGTGTACACTTGTATATTACCGGACGTGTAATTGTAGACTGTCATTCCCTGAGTCACTGGTGAAATGCTATTAATTTGGGCGGTGGTTAGATTGGCCAACTGTAGCGTGGTCAAAAAACTGCCCAGAGTCACATTACCAGTGGCTGAAAAATCATTCTGTACAGTAAAAGCAGCATTGGCCATTATAGTCGACCCACTACCACTTCAATGACACCTTTGGCCTGTATGGGGAAATCCTGTACTGCTTTACCAATAACTGATCCCAATACTGGTGTACTGCTGGCTTTGGCATATCCGAAGCCGGCCGCCACCATCATGTCACCCTTGGCCACTGGACCAATGACCATGCAGGGCACGCGGCCAGTCAGTGCCAATGGAATAACGTTGGTTCCGGCCAGGCTTCCGTTCATCAAGTGTGCTGGATTAGTAGATACAACACCAGCCACGGCTGTGGTTTCAGCTGTGGCTAGAGTAATCTCTTCGACACCACCAAACATTACGACTGTTCCGGGATTATAGAAACGATCAGCTTGATAATTTTCTGCCAAGTCGGCGTACTGTGCATGGGTTGATGTGCCATAGAGCGTATTCCACCAGGCAGCTGAAGATCCGATATTATACGATACGTTACCAGCTGGTACAATATTGCCAGTGAAGGTCACTGCGCCTGGATTTAATCCTCCAGTGGCATTGGCCGTCACATTGGCAACCGTCAAATTACCGTAAATTGCCTCGGTTCCAGTTACCACTTCATTGACAAAAGTCACAGTTGTACCAGTGGTTACAATATTACCAGATGTGGTAATAGTACCAGTGGCTGCGTCTATGGTCAATGGTCCCACTGTGAGACCGTTCTGTACTACAAAATTTTGGTTTGCCATCTATATCCCCGGTTCCATATTCCCCGATAAGGTTTTTATTAAATCATTATGTATTGTTTTAGTACACGCACGTTGTTGGTCGCATTGGCAGCAGTAAACTGAATCAATGTGGTGCTGCCCGATTGTGTGGCGCTCATAACTCCCAAGTTGCCATTGGTGCTGATCGTGGCATATGTCACTATGGTTGCAGTGGTTCCATTGCTGATGACCAATGATTCTGCTGTCTGGTAATTGGCGCCATTCGTAACTTGTACAATATACTTAGCTGAACGATATACGGTGTTGTCGATGGTGTCAATGGTTGTTATGGTATTGGCTGCTGCCACTGACACGTTGGCTATATTACTGACAAATGCACCAGCGGTATTAAACCAATTGTATACACCGGCACTGCTGGTACCAGTACTGACATATACACCGTTGTTATCGGCGCTGACACCCATATATCCATTGATGCTGGCTATGGCAGTAATTGTGCTGGTAGTTGTCAATACACGTACATCAATGACATCACCCACTGCTGGAGCTTCGGTAAATGTAATAGTGGTGCTGGTTAAGCTATAGGCTAGAGTAGGTATCTGTACCACACCGTTGATACTGACTATCAGTCCATTGGTTGTGGCACTGCTGAAACTACTGCTGCTGAAAGTGGTTGTGGCTCCATCACCGTTAAACTGTGTGTCAGTCACCACAGTAAACGAACTACCGGCGGTCTGCCACACAGTACCATTATAGTATTCCAGACTGTTGCTGGTATTGTTAAATCGTAACATACCGGCAGTGTCCGTACCACCAGTAGAGCTTGGACGTTGTGAGGTTGACCCAGTGGGTATAATCATTGAGTCAGTTGAATTGATGATCAATTTGGCGCCAGTCACTAATGTTGCGGTCGTTGCGCTGTTGCCAACTACCACCTGATCGTAGGACGTACCCGGGCGAGCCCAGATCAGCGTACTGTCTGACTTGCCTCGTACTATTACGTCATATCCGGCCGTCTGGCCACCGTTCAGTAGGGTGGCGCCGCCCACATATAAGTTACTGGCGACGCTGGTGCCACCCTGAACTCTTAGTGCGCCAGTGTTGGCTGTAGGGCTGGAATTGGTCGTATAGGCCAGATTTAAATAACCACTGGTGGTAGTGTTGCCGTGGAATCTGGCAACTTCGGAATTGCTGTAAAAGCCGCCGATGCCTATGACGATGTCATTGTAGCTGCCACTGGAATCTGTAGACAGCACCAGGTTACCGCCCACTGTGGTATTGGCACCGGATGCAAATAAATAACCATCATTGGGTTTGGTAATGGTGTACATGGGGTCATTGAACGCATCACCAGTAAATCCCATGTCAACCCAACCGTGGTCATTGCTGGGTCCAGCATAGTTGTTGCCATAGGCTGTAAAATCACTGGAACCTGTGTTGGTTGCATTGATCAAACCATCCTGGGTGAATTGGTTACCGGCACCGGTAGTGCTAGTACCACGTTTAACTGCTATGGCATTAACCAATAACGTGGCTTGGGCGCCTGATCCAACAAACAACTGGCCGGCACTGTTGATGTTACCGGCTATGGCAATACCACCGGTTCCAGTAATTACCAGCGCACCAGTTGTATTATTGTTGGTTGCTGAACCACTGGCGATTACCACGTTGGCATTGTGTGTTGTTACGCCACTGGTACTCAATGTAGTCAATGATCCAGCACCTGAGAATGTACCGGCAGATATTATACCAGTCGAGGGGTTGTAAGATAGGCTGGCATTGGTGAACGGTACAGCATTTCCACTGACAATGTTATAGAAGGCCGGATAGAACGATGCATTGACGCTGCTTGTCGCCAATTGTGTACTCAATGCCACGTTGGCTGTGGACCAAGTACCGGCAGTGGTTCCTGATGCGTAGATGTTACCTGAGCTGAAGTTAGTGGCTTGTGCGGTAGTAGCTGTCAGGTTGGCCAGGCCATTGACA